TGATGATGTTATCAAGCAGACTTTGATCCTAGTATCATTTTGTAAAAAAGTAAACATTCCGTTTGAGGTTTACTCATTTACTACTGGCAATTATTCAGCCGAAACTGAAATTCCAGTGAATGGTCTTGATCACGGTGGTTTGAAGATCAATCAGCTTTTAACTTCAAAAATGTCTAAGTCTGATTTCACCCGTGGTTACAAAGATTTATTTGCTCAGACACTCCATCGTTATCGTCACTACTCATACGATGGTAGCTCAAAACTTGAAGGTTTTGGCGGTACACCATTGAATGAGACTTTGATGGGAATGCGTTTTATTCTTGCTGACTTCCAAAAGCAATATGGAGTTCAGAAGGTTAATGCTGTTATTTTGACTGATGGTGATGCTCAAAGTGTTTATCACCGTTATGACAACGAAGCTCAGATCCGTACACGTGGTGTTGCTATCGATGTTGATGGTAAAATTATTAAGCCTCGTCACGATAAAGATTTGACTACTCAGCTAATGAAAATGCTTTCAGACAAATACACAACTATCGGATACTTCCTTGCTGAACGTCCATACGATATGCGTGGTAAAATCTGGCAGATCGAAGACGGTTGGGTTGCTGAAGATAAAATGTCTGATCTTCGTAAAGCTTATAATAAGAAAGGTTTCTTAGAGTTTGATCAGACTATTGGCTACGATAAATTCTTTGTTGTCAAATCAGATAAAAAGAATTTGAATACCGAAGATGATGAGTTTGATGTTTCGGCTGATGCCACTAAAGCTCAGATCCGAAATGCATTTAAGAAACACGCAGCTTCGAAAAAAGCTAACAAGTTGTTTGCAACTTCATTCGCAAGAATGGTTGCGTAATAGAGTACGTCTCCTTAGCTCAACAGGATAGAGCAACGGCCTTCTAAGCCGTAGGTTAGAGGTTCGAGTCCTCTAGGGGACGCCAATGTAGGGATGGTGTAATTGGCAGCACGATGGTCTCCAAAACCATTAGTTGAGGTTCGAATCCTTGTCCCTGCGCCATTTTTAATTTATATTCATGGAGGAATATGAGAAAAACAAGAAGGCCTCAAAAGCCCAAAGTAAGAGATTTTAGTGGTAAGATCATTGTTGATGGAAACTTTGAAAGAGCACTAAGACAATTTAAAAAGAGAACAAGACGAACTGGTTTAATTCAAGAATGTAGAAGAAGAGAACAGTTCATCAAACCTAGTGAACAACGTAGAGAAGCTAAGAAGAAGGCTATCCTACGTGAAGCTCGCCGCAGTGGTGAAATCAGGTAGACACAAGAGACTTAAAATCTCTCGAAGGTAACTTCGTGCCGGTTCGAGTCCGGCCTGCGGCACCATTACTATAAAGTTTCTTTATTATTACTATAAAAAAATAATATTAAAAAAGTGCAAAAAAAGGTGTACAAGCACTCCATTTCGTGGTATAATATACCTATAATGTGAAAAATGATGGAGAGAGTCATGAAAAAAGTTATTAATGTTGTTGGTGGTATCCTAGTTTTTGGTGGTCTTTTGGCGATCATGGGTTCTGCTAATGATTGTGATGGCAAGTGTATGGAGCTTGCAAATGACATTCCTACTATGTTAACTGTTATCGCTGGAGGCCTTGCTTCTATTGGTATCGGTGCCGCAATTATTTTCAAAAATAATTAAAAAATAGTTGTACTTTTGTGAGAAACCATGTTATAATGGTTATATTAAATGATGGAGAATATTATGATGAATACAGTGAAATTGGCTAGTGAGCTAGCAAAGCGTTTCCCAGATAAAAATGAGTTTTTTCCAAAAACCGTTACGGCAGTAGCTCGAGAGCTCGGTATTAAAGATAGCGAATCATATCGCTTTACAACGCCACAGCCTAAAGTGCGTCGTGGCCTTTATAACCTTGAAGCCCAGCTACTGCCTTTCCGTAAAGCAGAAACAGAATCACCTCAGATGTCAGGTGGCGTAACTTCTGTTGTTAACGATGAAGTATTTGTTCCTGAAGCAGATCCAACTTATGTACCATGGGGTCACTTTAAGGACGCAGAATCTATTATCCGTTCAGGTATTTTCTACCCTACTTACGTAGCTGGTTTATCTGGTAACGGTAAAACATTTATGATCGAACAAGCATGTGCTCGATTAGGTCGTGAGTTTGTTCGTGTTCAGATCACTCCTGAGACTGATGAGGATGATTTGATTGGTGGTTTCCGTCTTGTTAATGGTGAGACTGTTTTTAACAAAGGTCCAGTTATCAAGGCTATGGAAAAAGGTGCGATCCTTCTAATTGACGAGATTGACCGTGGTTCAAATAAGATCATGTGTCTACAAGGTGTTATGGAAGGTAAGCCTGTTTTGATCAAGAAGACTGGTCAAATGGTTAAACCTGCTAAGGGTTTCAATGTGTTCGCTACTGCTAACACTAAAGGTAAAGGTTCAGAAGATGGACGTTTCGTTGCTGCTACTATTATTGACGAAGCTTTCCTTGAGCGTTTTACCATTACTATGGAACAGCCTTATCCTACTCTTGCTACTGAGCGTAAGATCCTCATGAAGCACATGGAGAAATTCGGTAAGGTTGATAAGGAATTTGCCGAGAATTTGGTAACATGGTCTGAGACTATTCGTAAGACTTTCGAAGACGATGGTGTTGACGAGGTTATTTCTACTCGTCGTCTGTGTCACATCGTTCAATCATTCTCTATTTTTAATGATAAGATGAAGTCTATCGAATTGTGTATCTCACGCTTTGATGCTGATACTAAAGAGGCATTCCTTGATTTGTATACTAAAGTTGATTCAGGAGTAGAAACTCCTGTTGAAACTTCTAATGAGGAATCTCCTTTCTAATATGAGTGATATTGAATATAAATTTCGTGAAGACGAATTGATTAATGAGTTCAAGAACTATATTGACGCGACTTACTCTGGCCACTACGGTCAGGGTAGTTTGCAAAGTTCTGAAGTAATTGTAGATCGTGGACATGGATTAGGTTTTTTTCTTGGTAACGTTGATAAATATAATGCGCGGTACGGAAAAAAAGGAAGTCCGTCAGATCATAGAAAAGATTTAGTTAAGGTGTTACACTACGCTTTGCTTGCTCTGTATGAACATGATCGATTAAATAATGGTATGTACAAACAACAAGATTTATGGTATAATAGTAACTATGTTGTGAATGGAGTAAATTATGAAACTAAGTAGTGAAACAAATAATATTCTTAAAAACTTTGCCGCGATCAATAGTAATATTGTAATTAATGTAGGCAATGAAATTAAAACAATTGCAGAAGCTAAGAACATTCTTGGCAAAGCAACAGTAAATGAGACGTTCGATACCTCTTTCGGTATCTACGATCTTAACGAGTTCCTCGGTGTGGCGGGAATGTTTGATGATCCGGAGTTGAAAATCGCTGACGATTCGCTCTCCATCAAAATCTCTCAGGATCGTCGGGCGGTGAAATATTTCTTCTCCGATCCTTCTATTCTCACATCTCCATCAAAGGACATCAGCATGCCGTCCACCGAGGTAACTTTCACGTTGACACAAGATGATATGGCAGCGTTACGACGCGCTAGCTCAACGTTGGGAGTTACAGATATTGTCGTTGAAGGTACATCAGATGGTGTAGCATTGGTAGTAACCGATGTGAAAGATGCAACCTCCAACGAATTCAGAATTGATCTTGACAATGTTACACGCGGAGACGATAATTTTAAATTCGTCTTTAACATTGGCAATTTCAAGTTTGTGAGTGGTGACTATGAAGTGTCTATCTCTTCAAAGCTACTATCTCACTTTAAGAATCTCAATGCTCCCGTAGAGTATTGGGTGGCTCTCGAGAAAAACTCAACTTATGGAGAATAATTATGAGTGAAGAAGTAAAAGCGGAAGGTCAAGAAGAAGCAGCAGCACCTCAGCTGGGCTTAAATGATCTTGCTGCGGCTATTCAGATCATTGATGTTTGTTCTAAGCGTGGTGCCTTTGAAGGTGCTGAACTTGAAACTGTCGGTGGTGTACGTGGTCGTCTTGCGGCTTTCGTTCAAGCTAATGCACCTCAAAAAGAAGAAGGTGAAGAAGCTGAAGGCGAAGCTGAAGCGACTGATGAAGCTGCAGACGCTTAATCATATCGGAGGGACTTCGGTCCCTCCATTCTAATTTGAGGAATATTATATAATGATCACAAATCCCGAAGATTTAAAAAAGCTATTTAATGGCGTAAAAGAAATTTCTAATTCAATGACTCGTACTGATGCTGAGAAAGATTATCAGAAAGATGTTATTGATCGTATGGCAGACGAACTAAGTGTTGAAAAGAAGTATGTTCGTAAACTTGCCGCAATTTATCATAAGCAAAATTTTAGTACTGTTCAAGCAGATAATGACGAGCTTGAAACATTGTATGAAGCAATGACTAAAGCTTAAGGAGTTTATAATGGCACTTGAAAGAGACGGCGATGGTTTCTTATTGAATATGAATGATTGGTCACTTGATGCAATGTTTGAAATGGCATTAGCAGATGGTGTTGATATGACCGAAGAAAAGGTTAGACATATTGAACTAGCACGCGAAATGTATGAGGAGACTTCAATGGTTCCTCGTGTCAAGGATTTTGGTAAAGCTCTTGGTATGGATCGTAAAGCAAAAGGTCTATATGATGAATGGAAGACCGGTCCTATGAAACAAATCGCAAAGTATGGTGGTTTGCCTAAACCAACCGGTTGTGTATAATGGATCATTTGTTTCTAGCAATTATGTGGTTTATCGCATATATTGCATTTAAAGTTTTCAAATCGCTATGACAATTAAATACAATTCGATAGAAGATCTTAAAGAGGCATTTTGGGTTTTACGAAATGCCGGTAAAGATCTTGCTGTCAACACAAAAGATTTAATAATTACTGTTTACAATTAATACGTTTTATGGTATAATATATTATGAGTGGTCAATTGATTGCATTGACAGGTGTAATTTACACCTACGTTTTTGTAGACCAATTTCTGAAAGGCAACACGGGGATGGGATTAGCCTACCTCGGTTATGCTTTTTCAAATATCGGCCTGTTTATGGCCGTTACTAAATAATGGAGTAAGTGAATGTCAGAATTTTTGTGGGTCGAAAAGTATCGACCACGCACCATACAAGAATGCGTATTGCCTAAAGGTCTAAATAAAACCTTCTCAGATATCGCTTCTACTGGTGAGCTACCAAACATGATGTTTAGCGGAACAGCTGGTGTCGGTAAGACTACTGTTGCTAAAGCATTGTGTAATATGCTCGACCTTGATTTTATTGTAATCAACGGATCAGAAGAAGGTAACATCGATACACTACGTGGGAAGATTAAGCAATTCGCTTCTACCGTGTCTCTGCACGGTTCTTATAAAGTGGTTATCCTCGACGAGGCTGACTATCTCAATCCTCAATCTACACAACCAGCATTACGTGGATTCATCGAAGAATTCTCTAATAATTGTAGATTCATTCTCACATGTAATTTCAAGAATCGTATTATCGAACCTCTACACTCTCGTTGTAGTGTCTATGATTTTGCTATTCCGAATGGTGAGAAACCTGCAATCGCAGGTGGTATTTTTAAACGTGTGACTGATATCCTTGAAAAGGAAGGTGTAACTTATGAACAAAAAGTCATTGCGGAGCTTGTTAATCGATACTTTCCTGATTTCCGCCGTATTCTCAATGAATGTCAACGCTATAGTGTTTCTGGTAATATTGACTCAGGGATACTTGTAAACCTTTCTGATGAGAATGTTAAATCCCTTATGGGTTATTTGAAAGCTAAAGACTTCAAATCAATGCGTAAGTGGGTTGTAGATAATATTGACACCGAACCTCAAGCAATCTTTCGTAAGATCTACGATACTATGAATGATTCTCTTGAACCTGGATCTATTCCACAAGTTGTCTTGATCCTTGCAGACTATCAATACAAGAATGCATTTGTTGCGGACCATGAATTGAATGTGGTTGCCTGTCTAACCGAAGTTATGGCGGCGGCGCAATTCAAATGAATCCATTCGAATATTTAAACGCAATTAATTCTACCAAGAAAAATATCATGGTAGATGACCTAGCCGAGAAAGATTACAATTCATTTATGGTGAATCGTGGTCTTTCTTATTTCGCAGATTCGGTTCTACTTGCAAATGAGATGAACCGATGCCACCATATAGATAATCGTCTTCAATTTGATTTTCTTATAAATACTATACGAAAGAGAAAAAGATTCTCGAAATGGCTCAAGCCAGAAGAATCTGAAACACTTGACATAGTCAAAGAATATTATGGCTATAGCGATGAGAAAGCTCGTCAAGCTTTGACAGTATTAACTAAATCACAATTGAGTGAATTGAAACTAAAGGTCTATAAAGGTGGAAGAAAATAATGTAAATGTGGAGGTGTCGTGGACTCCCGCAACTATGCTGGAAATAGCTCTAAATGAGCCTGATGATTTCCTAAAAATTCGCGAAACATTAACTAGGATCGGAGTAGCTTCTCGTAAGGATAACAAATTATTTCAATCTTGCCATATCCTACATAAACAAGGCAGATACTTCATCGTACATTTTAAAGAACTATTTTTGTTAGATGGTAAACCTTCTAACCTAATGGAAAATGATATTCAGCGTCGTAATACGATTGCTACTTTGTTATCCGACTGGGGATTACTAGAAATCATTAATGACGATCAAGCTTCAGATAAAGCACCGCTTCGTCAGATTAAAGTGATTCCTCATAAAGAAAAACATAATTGGGATCTATGCCCTAAGTACAATATCGGTAACGCATAATGCAAACATTCAAGCAGTATATTAATGAAGGTATAAACGATCCAGCTATCTTCAAGGTAATATTTACCGCAGGTGGTCCTGGTTCAGGTAAATCATTTACTGCTGATATGACCGGATTGGTCCACATGGGTTTTAGATTCATTAATTCTGATGATGCATTTGAAAGAATGTTAGATAAAGCAGGATTAGATGCAAAAAACCCTGACCATGTATTTAGTCCTAAGGGTCAAGAAATTAGAAAGAGCGCAGTAGAGCTCACCGGTAA